GGAAAAATAAATGAACGCAACAACAAAAATCGTCGTAGATACCGGCACGACTAAAGTGAAGAAAACCGCACGATCCTTCCGGATCTGGATCGAGGGCAACAAGCTGTTGAAGGCTGGCTTCGAGCCAAACGTACGTTTTAGCGTACATCATCAGATCGCCACTGATCAGCATCCTGCTCGGATCTGCTTAAAGCTTGATCCCGACGGTGATCGCAGGGTCACCAAGGCTTCGCGCAACGGCAAAGCCAGACCAATAGTTGATCTTCATCAGGCTCTGGTGGGAGAACTTTTTAACGAAGGCGCAGAGCTAGAGGTCGCTTATCTAAGAACCGGATTCATCCTGATCTCGGAGGTGCTGTAATGAATATCACAGTAGGCACAAAAATCAGATTGAAAGAGAGTGTGATCGAGGGATACCCGCGCCGTCGCCTCGCTGGGAAGCGAGAGATCGTCGGGACTGTCGCCAAGGAATCCTACGGAGCGAAACGGGGTCAGCACACCTTCACGATCCACGTGGAGAGTGCTGGCGGCTACAAAGCGCCGGAAATCGGCAAGAAAATACTCCGAAAAGGTCGGAATGTTTACGGCAAGTGCCAAGTGCTGAGCTACCCAGATAACCACGCTGAACTCGCAGAAGAGAAAGCAGCGCGGGCTAAGTCTGCCAAAGACAAAAAGTACTGGCTTTGGATAGACGAAGTTCTCTCCTATGAGCGCAGTTCGGATCTGATGGATCGAATCCCAGTGTCTTGGTTTGAAAAAAATCCGCAAGCGCAAGAAATGTTAGATCATTTAATCGACTTCAATGAATTGTTCATAGGCGAAGAGGTGTTGTTGTGAGCTTGAAACTGTTTGGCATCACCGTAAACAAAAATTCAGTGGGCGGTTATACCGTCCGCTACCCAACGGCGTTGGGGGCAAATGAATTTTACGAAAAGCATTTCAGCCCAGCCCGAAATTATCCTTGCAGAACTGAAGCTTTTCGTTTCGCGAAATGTCAAAAAATAATTCTACTAAAGGTGAAATCATGAGTAAGAAAAAAGAGCTTTTCCCGCAGACCCTTAGCTTCGACTTTGAGGTGCTGACCGTAGAGCCGTGGGGTGACTTCGATGCTGTTCAGCTTAGGCAATCCCTCGTTTCGAGAATCGCGACCCTGACCGATGAGCAACTGCTCGAAGCTTGTTATGTGGAAGACGATGAGCACGAGGATTTTTCAGGGTGGGATCGTGAGTTACTCGAGCGGTTTCATCCCTATGTGGAGCGAGACTCATGAGTTGCCCGATCAAGATAACCGTCAGGCTCAGAAACGCCGAGGTCGACCTGACCGTCAAAGCTAGCGATGTACTGGCTCACGTTTTGGAGGATGAGGAGGCACTTTGCCAATTCGTCCTGCGCAACATTTGTAGGAACAACAGCCGCAGAATCACTGCGACTCGAACCATCAAAGAGGTGAAGCATGCAAAATAAAAAATCAATTATAGACATCGCCCGATTCCATCATCTGCGGGTCTGCTATGTGGTGGACCGTCCCGCAAATGACCCATTGCTAAATGAGGTCTTGGCGGCGGCATGTTTTGGAAAAACAGATTGGAATGTTGCTGAATGGGACGCGCTGATCAAACACATCCGGCAGTCAACTTTGACCGTCGGCGAATTTCTGACAGAATGTGAGAACGAGGGAGCAATCGATGAATAAAAAAGAAATATGCGAGTGGTTGGTCAGGGTTGCCATCTGTGATGAATCGCACTGCCGAACGAAAGATGTGGCACAGCATGGGAACTGGATAATGTGGATGCATCCAGACTACCCCAAAGAAGTCGACTGCTTTGCGCGGCACAAAAATTCTGCTGGCGAATGGGAAATTAGCGGGGAGTGCTTCACCTCCATCGAAGTCAAAGAGAGTCCATTCGGAACCAAGTGCAAGACCATTCTCAATCAGACGGCTGCAAGGCTGAATCGAGAATACCGCGACTACTTGATTGAGTGTGGCAATGGCGAATGGCTGCACTTTGAAAACGATCCCAAGAAACGCTTCACGGCTCAATTGAGAGCCGTTTCAGGGGATTGCGCCTCTGGAGCCATGAGCGACACAGACGAGATATTACCGTTCACTGAGGACAAGCTGGAGGCAGTCTACGACTATCTTCTGGCAGACCTTAGCTTTCAACGGTCTGTAGTAGTCAATGGGCTTTACAGCAAGAAAACTCAAAAAGCTAACCAGCACTTTTACGACTGCGCTCACGAGCTAGAACGTAAAAAAGTGTTCCAGAACAAGTGGCACAACAGAACGAGTTGGCTGTTAGAGCCGTTCGATCAGTGGGAGTTGATCAAGAATGGATGACTTCGACCCTCGGGCATCCAACAAGCAGCTAGCAGCCCTGCGGCAGGAACACGGGCTGACCAACCAGCAAGTGGCAGACCTTATTGGAGCGCCGCTCAACACGGTGAAAGATTGGGGAAGGCGGAATCATCCGCCGAAATGCCCACCCTACGCCGTGGAGTTGCTGGAGCTTAAACTTGCTCAACCTCCCGTAAAAGTTCGTCGGCGGGGAAAGCTATCTTCTGAATGAGCAAAGGCTCAGGTGTCTCAAAAAACGGCATCTGAGCCTCTATCTCTTCCCCATCGAACGTCCAAATATCTATCCAAACTCCACCCTCACTCTGGCACCCGTAAACTAGGTAAAAGCCTGGTTCATCGAAGCAGTCAGAGTCGTACTCCGACCAGGCACCCGTTTTGTGGACCAAATGAATTATGTCGCCTGCGTCAGTTACTGTTCTGCTTCTCGTGAATTGGGTCATATCTAATTCCAAAGCTGTTGTCTTTGATTAGCTGGACGGGAACGAGAAAAACATACTTCTCATCCCAGTCAGCGCCAGCCTTAAATATCGCTGTGCTCTCGCAATGTTTCAACACAACATCAATTAGCACTGAAGTGTTAATCCAATGCTGGTTGATCCCGTCGTGAAAGACCCAGACTTCTGATCGGGTTACCAAAATTCCTGATGGTTTCGAGTGATGAATCTCAACGACAAAATTGCCAGTGTCCACAGACCGAGGGTCGTACTTCACCTCAATGCCCACAGATTCTTCAGCAACAATAATATCAAGCTCAGGCTCATTGCCGGCAACTCGATAACTTCTCGGGTGCTTGGATCTTACAAAGTCTAGAACAGACTTTTCTGCAAGATGCCCTTTTTCGAGATCTTCTTTGAACGCCATACTAACCTCGTAAAGTGTTTGACTGTGGACTGGAATGGCTCTGGAATCGTTGCCACCCACTCTATTCTCTCAGCGTTAGTCTCTAACTCCGCCAGCTTTGGCGGCAGATAGATAGCTAGGTTCGCTTCGCCGAGATCCCAATATTTTTCTGGTAACTGCTCTCTGATGTATTCGACGGCAGCATGCCAGTCCTTCATGGTTGCGGCAGATCCAGCAACCTGCCTAATTTTTTTGGCTTGCCATGACTCAAACCTTTGCAGTGCCTACGCACGAAAGCCTCACTAACGTCTAAGATCTCTTCAATTTTTTCGACTGAGATTCCTTTGATAAACAGTTCCTTTGATCGACGAGCCGCAAGCTCGAAGTGAGCGGCTCTGTGCTCCCCACCGCTAATGTCTGTCTCGAAAATATCTTTAATCTTTTTCTGTGCTTGAATGGACTTAAAGAACATCGTCATTCAGTTCCTCTCTAAAAATCATCATCAGCGTGTCCCACGAAACTGTCGCGGTGTTGTGTTGTTCGTGAGGGTAATCCCCTAGCAGTGACAGCGGCACCATGCACTGAATGGGGAGTCGGTCAAACTTCCACACAAGGATCGGAGTCAGGCTCATGTGCTGCCCCGCAGCCCACGCTTGACCCCACCAAGCCTTCGCTGGGAATGGCAGAGAGGCGTAGCGTTTGCATTCGATGACGAATGGTTCCAGCACAACGTCCCCCAAGTTCCCTTCACGGTACTGGTCAAGCACTCGCTTGCAGTTGATGCCCAAATCGTCTTTGAGCATATTGACTACTGCCCTTTCAAAATTGAGCCCCTTATTTCTTGCAGCTTTGCTCACGGATAATCCTTACGAGGGTCATCGTCGATGGAAAACCGCGTATACCAAATGGACTTCATCAGATCTTCTTCAGCGTCAACTTTCTTACCCGCTCTCCATAGATATTTGAAGGCGTTTAACTTGGCGTAAACCTTTACTGCTTCATCACCAAATGCGCTCACCATGGCGTCTATGCACTCGATCTTTCCCGAATAGTGAGGTGGTGAATTAACCATGTCTTTGTCGTCACTCATTCGCTTACTCCTTTTCTTGATATTCAACGCGGATTTGAAAGTCATAGCCTTTGGGGGTTATTCCTTTGTCGCGCAATTTTTTTGTGATCAGTTCAGCCAACAGATTGAATTCACCCTTAGTGAAATCAGTTGGCTCCCCGAGCACTACTAGCCTTGGGTTTGGCATTTCTTTGTCTCCAAAAAGTGGGTGGTCGTTCTCAGCGTCATCGATTAAGTCGTTCATAAACTCCCTGGTGTAAGTTGTCTTCACTTCCATATCTCTGCTCAAATCTAAACTTGTGTGGATGTCTGCTGGTATATGTAGAATTGTCAGATCCTTCACGGTGGTGCTTATAACAAAGCGGGATCGAGTAGAGATGAGCGTTTGGTTTTGTTTTGCCGTCGATGTGATGTATCTCCGCTGGAGTGAAGATGTCCCACTCGGTCAGGCAAATAATGCAACCAAGCTCAGCGATCGCATTCATCCAAGCTTTTTCTTCTGAGGTAGGCGTTCTACCCTTCACTCAACGATGTCCATTTTTTCTGGCGAATATCCAACCGCCAACTCAAAAATATCTGTGAGTGGGTTTTGGATTATCTCGACTAGATTGTCGTGAACAAAACTGCTCAGTTCTGCGTCGAAGTCGTCCATGTCCGAGGCGTCGTCATCGTGCAGTTGCACTGCAATTCGTATGTAAAATTTTTGGCTCTCGTTCATGCTCGGTATATCTCCTGTTCCTTTCGCAGTGTTGCCATCTTCGTGCGCCACTGGTCGAACTCCATGCGACAAGCCAGCACTTCGGTTCGGGCGGCAGCTAACTCACCTTTGGCAACTCCAACCCGCAGTCTTGCGTCGAAGACGTCTTGCTGTTCGTCTGCGAAATTTTCTTGGGCTGCATTGCTTTTGTGTCCCTGCATGGAGGCTGTGACTTTTGACTTTGCGACAACCATCTTGACGTCTGCTTCCGCAGTTGCGACGCTCTCTTCCGCTTTGGCATTTCTTTCTCCAGCCCCCCTCAATTTATGTGCGTAATTTTCTTCAGCGTGAATCATTTCTCATCTCCAGATAGTCACGGGCTTTCAGTGTCGCGGACGACTCATAACGGAAAGTTTTCGGGTTGAAATAAAAGCCCATCTTTCCTTCCCAATCGCCGTGCCGATTTTTGTGGCAGATCAGATAGCTATCAGCCATGTCCACAATTTTTTGATTAGCTTCATCAAACCCTCTCTCAACTAAATCGAGGTGCTCTTCTTTGCGTTTGTTTCTGAAAACAGTGAACACCTGGTCAGCTAGATCCGAGATGCCTGACGATCCTTTAATGTCAAACTTGCCACCCATCTGGTATTCATCTGGACCTTTCTTCGCGTGAGTGATTAGAAAGATAGTGACGTCTCTTTCCAGCTTGAATTCGACAAGCTTTGCGATGAAGGCTTGCTGCCCATTCAGGTTTTCTTCAAAGTTTCCGCAAAGCTGGAGGCTGTCGATCAGGAAGGTAGTGCAACCGTACCGGCGCCAAGCGTAGTCAAGACTGTCGAGAAGGATCTCTTCCTTAGTTTTGCCTCGCGCAGCGATGTCGACGTAGAGGTACATCCACTCAGAGATCCAGTCGAAATTCTTTTGGACCCATTCGGTCGTAGGCACACCAGTGTTTCCGCATTGCTTGATCATTCGCTCAAGCAGACGGTCTTCCCGCATTTCCATGGAAGCTACACAGCACTTTTCACCCGCCAGTGCAGCGTCAAGCAGTAGCTGACTCGCCACCATGGATTTACCGTGACCGTTGACCCCGTTCATGATGATCAGTTCGCCTCTGCGGAAGAACAGCTTGCCCTGTGCTTTGCCCCAGTGCGTCGACCAACCTGCTTCTTCGTCTGCATTCGGATCGAATCGAGCAAGCACCGCTTCGTTAAACTCAGCCACGCTTTTTATCTTGTCGGTAGACCCCCACCTAGCCTCTTCTAGTGCGTCCTTCACAATCTTGATGCAGCCAGCTTTGCCATGCTTCTTCAGCAAATCGTTGGGGTCGCCATCAGTAAGTTTCATGATACGGGCGCGTTGACCTATCTTTTGTGCCAACTCCTTCGCTCCCTTTTGACCGGCAGCATCAGGGTCATAGCAGATAAACACGTTCTCGAATCGGGCGAGGTTGTCGTACTCGAAGTCGAGCCACGAGCCACCAGCCGCCCCAGTGGGTATGCTCAGTGCTGGTATGCCACACTCCTGACTGAGCACCATCTGGTCGAACTCACCTTCACAGATAACAACCTCTCGATCGTTATCGCTGATGGTTTGCCACCCGAATAGACATAGTTGGTTACCAGCGACAATGAACTTCGTTTTGCTGGAGCCGTACAGCTTGTGATTGATGACCCTGCGCTTCGTGGTCAGTAGCCCTGTGAAGTGCTCATATGGAAGGCATAGGTCTACCTCCCCGTTACTTGCGTTCTCAGCGTCGATCTCTCTGAGCCCGTAAGTAATGAATAGATTGTCTATATCTGTGAATCCACGATCTTGCAGGAAGGTTCTACCTAGCCCCGTATTCAAGCGGTCAGGAAGTCTCGCGGGGGTTTTAGGCTTTTCCGCCCGTTGAATTTTTTTAACGTAAGGCTTCTCGACGTCCAAGCGATACTCAGTGACTGCATAGTCCAGCGCATCCTTCAAGCTAATACCTCGGACCTGCATGATCAGATCAAGTAAGTCCCCGCCTTGATCTGTCGCAAAATCTTTCCACTGCCCAGCAGTGCTGCCATCTATGAACACTGCGAGGCTTTGACCAGGATCACTAGGATCAGTCGATCCGTTTCGCCAATTCTTGCCATCACGTTTGCCGAGTGGCAGTAAGTCCGCAGCTATCTGATCAGCTTGATCAGCCAGTTGCTGTTTAACTTCGAGGATGTTCATTCGACACCTCGGAATTGATTATCGATGGCTTGGCTTTTCTTGGCTTGGTCCGCGATACCTTCGAGATATCTTTTTTGTAGACCCGCCCAGCCATTGCCGATGGCTGTGTCTACGAGCTCACTCAGAATGCCCTGCTTTTGAGCTAGCTCCATCACAGCACCATTGAGCTTGATCGTTTGTTTGGTTTTGGGTTTGTTGCTAGCAAATCTATAGTCCCAATAGTCCTTCCATTTTCCTTCAGGAACAGACTCAGGGCGCATTTCCATCGCATCGCTAATAGTTAAACTCTTACTCTTTGTTTTACTTAAAACAGTATGTATACCTATATCGTCCCTCTCAGAGGGACTGGTCCCTTTCAGCAGGACATGGTATTCAGATGAGCGTTTGCCTTTAGAAAAGCGATCAATTCGCTCAAGGCAATCGTTATGGAGTAGCTCGTCTAACATGCTGGAAATTTTTGACTTGCACTTGCCGTGTCTGGCTGCAAGACTTCTGATAGTTACGTTAAATGTTTTGTCTTGCTGGCTCAGCCAAACCAACAAGCCTAGTGCTTCGAGAGAAATCGGCTTCGTCACTGCCGATAAAACACCCTCATTTTTTGCTAAATCCAATTTCAAAAAACCCTCCTCGCCCGTTCACGTTTGAGAATCATAGTACAAGCGCGTTTATAAATTCAACATTTATCTCGTTGACGTTTTAATTGCTCGCAAAAAACTTGCTTTGTGTGTTTTAGAGGTGATATGTTCGGGACGTTGTATGAAATTTAACTTTAATAACTTACGGGGGTAAGGAATGTCTTCACAAGACGAAACGCCATATACAGTCGCGGAGGTTCGAGCGCGACTGGAAAAAGAACTCGAACGAAACAACGTCACTTTCCATAATAAAGCTGCAATCGCAAAAGAATTGGGTTGCAGCCCCACCACTATTTTTCGATGGTTAGCTGGGTCACTGCCCAAAGATCCAGGGTTAATGCATATCTTCTGCGAGAGGTATGGCATTGACTTGCTTTACTGGATCAGCGGAAAGCGCAGCGACGGCGGCGCAGTCGATCGACTCGACATGGAAAGGCTATCGGAGGCGTTAGAAACGGTTAACGCATTTGAAAATACCGGCAATGTTTTAACTGCAAAAAAACGAACGCACTTAGTAGCTTTGATGTATCAAGAGACGGGTGCTAGTAAAGCGATAGCCGAAACATTAACCGTGGTGTCAGCGATAACAGAATAAAAATAAAGAGAGGCAACGTGAGGGATTTAGATAAAGTATTACTAAAGTTTAAGGAATTTAGAAAAACATACATTCACACTCAAAATGTTGAATCTTTGAAGTTTTCCATCTTTAGAGAAAAAATCGGTGGCGAAGAGTTGCATGAAGAATGGGAGGTTATGGATGCTAACAGCGTCATTACCTACACCTGTGTCACGGACTGTGATTATAACTTCATAAGTGTTGACGCTAACCTGCACGATTATTGGAATGGACATACGCCGAAGGAGCTCCATCATTGGTTCCATATGGATTACACGAAATCGGAGACTAATAAAATAGCGATGAGCGAAGTTTGTCGGCAAGTCTATGCGGGACACACGCACTTGATGCGGCGAAGTTTCGGGGAAGGTCTTAACATGCTGATCACAATAGCGGTCATGCGGCGTGCGGGAACCTTTGAGGAATCTACATTCGTGTCAACTATTTTGATTGAAGACCCATGGCGAGATCTTCTTAAATTATCTGCGCATCATGACGATAACGGTGAAAACTGCTCAGTACACAACGAGCGAACCAAGGCTTTAGAGGAGGTATTTAGTTCTAATTCAAACTAAATATAATTTTTAGTTCGATTTATGCAGTTGTAGTGTGATACGCTTCTCCTAAGCACTTAGGAGGAGCCAATGTCATACGTTTTCAGAACACTTTCCAATGTGGATATCGATCCACTCCTGCGCACAAACGATGAGGGTTACAAATACCTAAATTGGATGGACGCACACCAAGAAGTTATCTCCAGATTCCCCGATTATTTTTTTGAGTTTGAAAAATCTT